CTTTGAAAAATCTCCGGGGGGATCTGCTGATATTTTAGTTTTATCCCTGGGGCTTTTCCGGTGGGGTTCTCTCACTCTAAAGCTCCATTGTCTCGCTAGGTTCGTCTCCTTATCCTTAGTAGGTATTAGTTCAGTTTAAGCCCAATAAACTGTAGCTAAAGTGTGTCAGTGGAGCTTTAAAGTGAAATGAACCTCACTGTAAAGCATAGAGAAGAAGAAAGGAATGTGTATGAAAGAAGCCAAGAGAGTGATACCAAACACTCCGGAGTTTGCGCCAGCGTCTTCTGACGAGGAGCGTACTCTTCAGATGGGCTCTCTTGCGATGGACTTAGCAGAAATGCGAATGAGATCTGGTATTGCTTCTTCTGCCGAAATACTATATTTTATCAAGGCAGCATCACCCGAAGCAAGACTTGAAAGAACTAAGTTAGCTGAAGAAACAAAACTGATTCAAGCAAGAGTGGCAGACATGGAACGCTCGAAGAATACAGAAGAATTATACAGTCAGGCTATCGCTGCATTCCAAGAATACAGAGGTATCGACTACGAAGAGGATGGTGATGAAAATGAATACGGGCCGTATCAGGACATATTCTGAGTTAATTCAATTACCAACTTTCGAAGAGCGTTTTAACTATTTGAAACTTGACGGAGTTGTTGGACAAGAAACATTTGGAATTTATGCGAAACGGTATTTAAACCAAAATTTCTACCAGTCGAATGTGTGGAAAGACATTAAACAAAAAGTATTAATACGAGATGATGCTTGTGATATGGCGTTAGAGTCTTATCCACTTTCAAGTAGTCGTATCTACGTACACCATATGAATCCTATAACAGAAGAAGACATCGTAAATTGGACTCCGTATCTAACAGATCCTGAGTATTTAGTTTGCGTGTCATTTGAAACCCATAATGCAATACACTACGGTGACATTAATGTTTCAAGAATCTCTAAGGATCCGGCGATACGTTATCCTGGTGATCAGTGCCCTTGGTTAATGCCTGTTCCGCCAGTACAAATTTTGTAAAGGAGAAACAAAATGGGAAAGAATCGTAACAATAACAATGAAGGTTTCGAGAAAGATATGGAAGCTCCGGTTGAGGCTGAGGCAAAGGAAGTAGCAGAGACTGCACCTGTAGATACACCGGTTTCAAACGTTGACCCTGTACCTGAAGTTAAACCCGAACCTAAGAAAGAAACACCTAATGTAGAAAAGCCTGCAAAGAAAGAAGAGCCTAAGAAGAGAACTGCGACTTTGTAAAAAGGAGACACTATGGACGAGAGTATACTGACATCAATTAAAACACAATTAGCTCTTATGCCAGAAGATGAATCATTTGACAGAGAGATAATTATTTTTATTAATGCTGCGTTCGCTAGACTGACACAGCTTGGTGTCGGTCCGATTAGTGGCTTCTCAATTACAGATGACGGACAAACTTGGAGTGATTTCGTTGTGGACATTACTCAAGAAGAGATGGCAAAAGTGTATGTTTACTTAAAAGTAAAAACATTATTTGACCCTCCTACAAATTCATCACTTGCAAAAGCGATGGAAGAACAAATAAAAGAATATGAGTACCTACTTAAAGTCGAAGCGGAGGATGATGCATATGTATGAGTCAAATGAAGCATTACAGAATGAAGATCTCAACTCCCTTGAACATTATGGCATAAAAGGTCAGAAGTGGGGACTGAGAAGGTTTCAAAATCCTGATGGCTCTTACACTGAACTCGGCAAAGAAAGACGAAGAGTAGGTTTTAAGGAAGAGTCAAAGAAAGACGACGAGTCTAAGAAGGATTCAACAAAAAAAGATGAGACTCCCGATATAAAGATTGGTGGCAAGGCATATAAGGATATGACTAAGAAAGAACTTCGTGCTGCCAAGAAGAGAGCCAGACATAATGAAGCAGAGCGTAGAGCTCAGAGGGAGTTTAATAGAGATAAGAGAGAAGCCATAGACCGTGGAGATATGGCTTTTATTTCTAAAAATATCAGCAAATTTACGAACGATGAGATTGATGCTGCAGTAAACAGATACAAGAAGATGACTCAAATTTGGGACTATGATAAAGCAAATAAGAAAGATGCTAATCATTATCTCGATAAAGCAATTAATTATTTGAATAAAGCCGATAAAATATCGACCTCACTTACAAATATTGTAAATAACTTTACGAATTCATCTAAGGCAGCAGCACTGAAGAGACAAGAGCAGTATAAGGCTGATCAGGAATATTATAAGTCTCTTCAGGAAGAGTATAAGGCAGCTCATCCGAATACTGGTAATGATAAGAAAGATAAGGATAAGGGCAGCGGCGATAAGAATAAGGGATCTCAGGAAAATGTCGATAAAGAGAGAAATAAACTCGACGAAATGAAGAAAAAAGATAGAGAGGCTCTTGCTGAGACTGAGAAACAACTTAAGAAAATGGAACTTGATGAAAAAGAAGAACGTCGTCAAGAAAAGTTAGAAAGAAAACGAGAGAAAGAACGTAGAAAACGTGAACGTGAAGAAGAGAAAGAACGTGAACGTGAAGAGCGTGAAGCTGAGAGAGAACGTGAAAAACGAGAAGAGGAAGAGTACGAAAGAAGAGAAGCCGAAAAAGAGCGTCAACGCGAATTCGATAAAGAAATGAGACGTAAAGAGCGTGAGGCTGAAGAACTTGCTAAACGTGCTGAAAGAGAACGTATAGAAAATAATAAGAAAGTAAATGAGTCAATGTCTGATTTATATGACGACGACTTTACTTGGCTTCCTTTTGGTTCAAAAGAAAAGAAGTCTCTTATAGGTTCGTTCTTCTCAAAGAAAGATAAAGACAAGTATAAAGATTATACTCAGTCAGATCAGTACAAGAAACTTGAGAAAGAATTAAATGACGTTAATTCAAAATACCTCAAGAATCTTACTTCAGCATACCAGAATCAGAAAGTTGGTTCATCTGTTCAAGAGAATAAGATAAAGAAACAGATAGAGAGTGGCAGGATTTATGATAGAGACATTCTCGGTAGAGACAAACTCAAGAAATGGGAGAATGATCTTATTGGTAAATACCGTAAAGAAAGAGGTATGGATAAAGAGACTGCTAAGAAGTATGCTGATCGTTACATTGATTACTTCCTTGATATGTATGATCAGGAAAAAGGAAGCTTTTAAGAAAGGCAAATTCTATGATTTCTAATACAGCTACACCGAAATATTATGGGCAATTTCGAGAAGCTGTCTTATCAGGTGAAATGCCAGTATGTCAAACGATTTCTATGGAAATGTGTCGTATCGACAGACTCATAGCGAATCCGACAGTATGGTATGATCCCGCTCCAGTTGAAGGTTATGTTAAATATTGTGAACGGGAATTAACACTGACGGATGGTGACGATTTGGTCCTTCTGCCTTCATTCAAGTTGTGGGCAGAACAAATATTCGGCTGGTATTATTTCGAGCCGGGTCCGGTATTTATCAAAGGAAAAGATGGCGAGCCAGGACGATATGTTACCAAGAATATTCGTAGACGATTGATACACAAACAATATTTAATCGTTGGAAGACGTGCATCAAAATCATTGTATGCAAGTACAATACAAAATTACTTCTTGAATATTGATACATCGACTACTCATCAGATCGCAGTAGCTCCTACTATGCGTCAGGCAGAAGAAGTAATGTCGCCTATAAAAACTGCAATGGCTAAAGCAAGAGGGCCATTGATGAAGTTCCTTACAGAAGGTTCAATTAATAACACTACCGGCTCTAAAGCAAATAGAGTTAAAGTTGCCTCAACTAAGAAAGGTGTTCAGAACTTCCTTACCAACTCATTACTTGAAGTACGACCTCTTTCAATAGATAGTCTTCAGGGTTTGAGATGTAAGGTTGCAAGTTTGGATGAATGGCTTTCAGGAGAAATTAAAGAGAATCCTATAGAGGCTATTGAAGGCGGTGCTAAGAAAATCCCTGATTGGTTAATACTCTGTACTTCATCAGAGGGAACAATCAGACATGGTGTTGGTGATACGATCAAAATAACATTGATGGATATACTTAGAGGTGAATTTGTCGATCCTCATACAAGCATATTCTATTATAAACTTGATAACATTCAAGAGTTAAAGTATCCATTTTTGTGGAGAAAAGCTAATCCTAATATTGGTGTTACTACATCTGAAACAGATTACATGCAGGATGTCGAAAAAGCAGAAAAGATTCCGTCGCTACGTAATGAAATACTTGCTAAGATGTTTAATATTCCAATGGAAGGTTACACTTATTATTTCACATATGAAGAAGCTACACCAGGACCTCCACAGGAATTCTGGAACATGCCTTGTGCAATGGGTTGTGACTTATCGCAAGGTGATGACTTCTGTGCTTTTACATTTCTATTTCCGCTTGGTAATGGAAAGTTTGGGGTAAAAACACGAAGTTACATAACTACTCTAACCCAATCAAAGTTAACTCTAGCTATGCGTATGCGTTACGATGATTTTATTAACGAAGGTACACTTGTTATTATGGATACAACAGTGCTCGACTTGATGTTAGTTTATGACGACTTACAGAAGTTTATAGATGCACATCAGTATTCAGTTGAGTGTGTTGGATATGACCCGTATAATGCAAAAGAGTTTATTGAGAGATGGGCAAGAGATAATGGACCATATGGTATTGAGAAAGTTATACAAGGTGTAAAAACTGAATCAGTACCGCTTGGTGAATTAAAGAAATTAGCAGAGAATCGTATGCTTCTCTTTGATGAACAGCTGATGGAGTTTGCTATGCAGAATTCAGTAGTTAATGAGGATTCAAATGGTAATAGAAAACTCCATAAGAAACGTCATCAGGATAAGATAGATAATGTTGCAGCATTAATGGATGCATTTGTCGCATACAAATTAAACAAAGATTACTTTGAATAAAGGAGACAACATGGACTTCAAGAATCGAATTAAGCATGCTTGGAATGCATTTCTGAACAAAGATCCTACACCACCTGTTGAGTTAGGTCCAAGTTCATATTATTATCCGGAGCGTACACAAACAAAAACACAAAATGATCGTTCTATGATTAATTCAATATTTAATCGTATTGCGATTGATGTGTCTACTGTGAAGATATTACAAGCTAAAGTAGATGAGAATGGAAACTTTGTTGAAGCAATGAAGACTCCATTAACAGAATGTTTACAAGTTAGTGCTAATATCGATCAGACAGGACGTGCTCTTATACAAGATGCAGTTCAGCGCATGTTTAAAGAAGGTTGTGTTGCGTTAGCTCCTATAGTTTCAGATGACAATCCAAATAACACTGGAACATACGATATATACGATATTCGATGCGGTATAGTTACACAATGGTATCCTCGCAAGGTCGAAGTTGAAATATACAATGACAAGAAAGGTACTATGGATCGGCTATTACTTGACAAAGAAATTGTATGTATTATACAGAATCCTATGTATGACATAATGAACTCACCTAGTTCATTGTTAAGTAGGATTTTCAAAAAGTTAGCTCTACTTGATGTTGTTGACAATGAAAACGCTTCAAGTAAGTTAAATATGATTATTCAAGTTCCTTATTCAACCAGATCTCAGCTTCATCAAGATAATGCAACTAGACGAAGAAAAGAGATCGAAGACCAATTAGTTAATAATCCATATGGTATTGCTTACATGGACATTAATGAAAAGTTAATTCAGTTGAGTAAGCCTCTTGAGTCAAATCTCCTCGAACATATCAAGTATTTGATGGAGACTTACAAGAATCAACTTGGTATCACTGATGCTGTTCTTAATGGAACTGCGAATGAATCAGAGATGAACAATTACATTAGACGTACAGTTGAACCTATTTGTGCAGCTATATGTGATGAGATGAAACGTAAGTGGCTCACCCAGACTGCTCGTACAAAAGGGCATTCTATAGTCTACTACTCTGATCCGTTCAAGCTTATTCCTCTTACTGACATTGCTAAGTTTGCAGACGTATTGTCTAGAAATGAGATCATGACATCTAATGAACTTAGACAGAAGATGGGTATGCCTCCTTCAGATGATCCAAGGGCTGATGAGTTAAATAATGCTAATATGCCGGACAATCCCGAAGAAGTTCAAAATGAGGTAGAAGTTGACGAGCAGATAACTGAAGAAGCTGCACCAGAACAAGAACCTGGTAGTGGTGAATCAGAAGAAGTCTATTTCGACCCTAAGAACCCTGGCGCTACGGCTCCTAATGGAACTAATTCATTCTCTTTATTTGGTAAAGGTAATGATGAGCAACCTCAGGAAAGACCTGCATTTAGTTTATTTAAATAAAATATTACGAGAGGAGAAAACCAATGAAGGACTACGATTTTAGTGGTTGGGCAACCAAAAACGACATTCTTTGCGATGATGGTAGAATTATTAAACAGAATGCGTTTAAGGATTGCGACGGTGTTACTGTCCCGTTAGTATACAATCACGATCACAAAGATATCGGGAATGTTCTTGGCCATTGTGTTTTAGAGAATCGTGATGATGGTGTATATTGCTATGGTTACCTTGATAAGGACTCAAGGGGCGGACAGGAAGCCCTTTCTAAAATCAAGAATGGCAGTATAAAATCTCTCTCGATTTATGCTAACAAACTTAAGGAAGTTGGCCATAATGTTATTCACGGTATCATTCGTGAGGTTTCACTGGTTCTTGCTGGCGCAAATAGCGGTGCTGTAATCGATACAGTATTAGCTCATGGTGTTGATGCTAGCGATGACGGTGATGCTGTAATTATATACGCGGGTGAAGAGAATCCGATCTGCCATAGCACGACCGACGACTCCGGATCTGATGAATTCAATCTCGATGCTGCAATTGATTCGATGACAGAAGATCAGAAGAAGGCAATGTTGATTATGGCTTCTATGATGGCTGAAGATATAGCCAAGGATAATGTTTCTCACTCTTCGAAAGATGACAATGAGGAAGACGATGGGGATGACGATGATGAGGATGACGACGATGATGAGGAAGATTCCGATTTAGAGCATTCAAAGGATTCCGCAAAAGATGAAGATGAGAAAAAGAAATCATGTTCGCACTCTTCAGATAAAGAAGAGTTAAGTCACGCTTCTAAGTCCAAAGATGATGAGGACGAAGACGAAGATGATGACGATGAAGATGATGAAGACGACATTGACCTCGAGGATGACGATGAAGACGAAGATGAAGATGATGAAGAGTCTAAAGAGGAACCCGAGGCAAAAGAAACAAACACAAAAAATCAAAATGACAAGGAGAAAAAAGAAATGAAGCACAATTTATTTGAAAACGAAGCTCAGGGCGATGTTCTTATTCACAGCGCAGAGGCTTGTGCAGAAATGATGGCAGATGCCGTTAAGTTTGGTTCACTTAAGGATTCAGTAATGGCTCATTCAGCAGATTATGGTATCGATAATATCGATCTTCTGTTCCCGAATGCAAAGAATTACACCACACAGCCCGAGTTCATCAAGAGAAGAACTGAGTGGGTTAACGAGGTTCTTACTGGTGTTCGCCAGTCACCTTTCAGCCGTGTTAAGACTATCTTCGCTGACATCACCGAGGATGAGGCTAGAGCTAAGGGTTACATCAAGGGTAACCGTAAGGCAGAGGAAGTATTCACTCTGTTAAAGAGAGAGACCACTCCTACTACCGTTTACAAGAAGCAGAGAATTGATCGTGATGACATCATCGATATCACTGATTTCTCAGTTATCGAGTACATCAAGCAGGAAATGAGAATTATGTATGATGAGGAATGCGCTCGTGCAATCCTTGTTGGTGATGGACGTAATCCTCTTAGCCCTGATAAGATCAAGGAAGCTAACATCAGACCTATCTGGACAGATGATGACCTCTTCACAATCAAGAGATCAATCGCTGTTACCACAGCTACAACTGATTCTAACCGTGCTAAGGCATTCATCAAGAACCTTGTTAAGGCTCGTAAGCTTTACAGAGGTTCAGGTAACCCTACACTGTTTATCCAGGAAGATCTGCTTGCTGACATGCTTCTTATCGAAGAGACCAGCAATGGTATCGATACCGGCCGTCTGATCTATGATTCTATCGATAAGCTTAAGAATACTCTTCGTGTTAACAAGATCGTTGAGGTTCCTGTATTCGATGGCCTTTACAGAATAGACAATGGCGATACAAAGTATCTTGCAGCAATCCTTGTTAACCTTAACGACTACAGAACAGGTCGTGATAAGGGTGGCGAGCTCAGCTTCTTCGATGATTTCGATATCGATTTCAACCAGCAGAAGTACCTTATGGAGTCCAGATTCTCAGGCGCTCTTGTTGTTCCTTATTCAGCAATCGCATTTGAGTTCGTTTACAACCTTACAATCGATGTACAGGCTAAGGACAGCACAGCAGTTATCCTTGGTAAGCAGGTATCTGAACTTCAGGAGAACGTATATGTTAACGATAACTCTGTACAGGGTATCCTTAACTATGTTACCGGTTATACTCAGTTCTCAGGCAATCCTGAGGAGCAGGAAGGACATTACCTTGCACTTCAGTTTGAGGCTTCTGACGGCGCTGTTGTTAAGATCCAGACAATCGGTGGACTTAATGATGAGAGAGTCGTAACTCTTGATGCTGACATGGATGCTGTTATCTATGTTAAGTCAACCAAGGAGAAGCTTAGAATTACTTGCGAGCTTAATGGCGATGTTCTTCAGAAGACTCTGTCATTCAGCGGACTTAAGCTTCTTGCTCAGTGATCAACTGACTGTCTAGCTAGGGACTTGGCTTAATTGCTGGGTCCTTAGTTTTACAAAAAACACTTTACAAAGTAAACTGGACTATTCACACTTATAATGCAAAGTGTTCATAATCAAAATAGAAGGAGGATGAGATATGAGGTATTGTGCTAAACTTGGTTTCAGAGATACTAAGGAAAAATTCGATGCTGATGGAAATCCTACAAGTATCTGGGTTGAAGTAATCACAGAACGTACCTACAAAGCTGATGTTATCAATAACACTTATCGTAATCAGCAACAGGAAAGTGTAAACGATAATTATGTTATAAACGTTAAGCTTAGTATGTTAGCTTGTGATGCATTTACCATATCTCATCTTAATTCTATTATTTACTGTGATTGGCTTGGACACAAATGGAAGGTAACTTCTGTAGATATTCAACGACCTAGAATCATAGTAACATTGGGAGGTGATTACAATGAGGCCAAGAATGGATGTAGACCGGGTGTTTAGATCTTTATGCCCCAATGTATATTACCAGACACCCGAATCAATGAAATTACGTTACCCTTGTATAATTTATTCAAGGAGTAATATTAAGACTCAGAAAGCGGATAACAGATCTTATACGATGGAAGTTGCATATGATGTAAGATATGTTACAAAAGATCCGGATGATCCGGTAGTCTTCCAAATTGCTGAGTTACCGTATTGTAGTCATGGTAAGCATTATGTAAAAGATAATTTGCATCATGACACTTTTACAATTTACTAAAAATAATATAGGAGGAAATAATCATGGCTAAACTTACATGGGATGCCGCAGCAGATCGTATATACGAGACTGGTGTTGACAGAGTTGTAATTTTCCCTATGAGTGGTACTGCAGAAACCGATAGCGATTATGCTAAGGGTGTAGCTTGGAATGGTGTTACTGGTATCACTGAGTCACCTGAAGGTGCTGATGCAAATGATATCTACGCAGATAACATGAAGTACTTATCTCTGATCTCGGTTGAGAACTGGAAAGCTACTATCAAAGCTTATACATGGCCCACAGAGTTTAACGCATGCCAGGGCGAGTTCGAATTTAATAATGGAACTGCTAGAGGATTATTCTTCGGTCAGCAGCCTCATACAAAGTTCGGTCTTGCTTGGAGAACAATCGTTGGTAATGCGGTTAAGGGTGATTCCTATGGTTACAAACTTCATGTTGCTTATGGTCTTACTGCAGCTCCTTCTGAGAAGGATCATGCTACAGTTAATGACTCACCTGAGGCAACAGAGTTCTCATGGGAGCTTAACTCAGTTCCGGATGCATTCGTAACACAGAATACTTTAGCACCGGTATCACATATCGTTGTTGATAGTACTATGAATGCAACAGGTTATGCAGCTCTTGAAGCAGCATTATTTGGAACAGATGAATCTGCACAGGGTGAAGGTGATGACACAGATCCTTATCTTCCTACTCCTGATGCACTTTACACTTTAGTATCTTAATGAAAGGAGAAAGAAGTCATGGCAGTATTAACATGGGATGCCGATGGTGAGAGATTGTTTGAGACCGGTGTGGATCATGCAGTCCTTTACCTCATGAATGACGATGGCACATATGCTGATGGCGTTGCTTGGAATGGTATTACCGGTATTACCGAATCACCTGAAGGAGCAGATGCTAATGACATTTATGCCGACAATATTAAGTATCTTTCTCTGATCTCAAAGGAAGACTGGAAAGGTACTATCAAAGCTTATACATTCCCGAAACAGTTCAATGAATGTATGGGTAACTACATAATCGGCGGTATTGCCGGTGTTAAGGGTTTCGTTGGTCAGCAGACCAGAAAGAAGTTTGCTCTCTCATGGAGATCAAGACTTGGTAACGATACCCTTGGTGATCAGTTTGCTTACAAGATTCATATCGCTTGGGGTCTTAGTGCAGCACCTTCAGAAATGGATCATGCTACACAGAATGACTCACCCGAGGCACAGGAATTCAGCTGGGAAGTTAGCTCTATTCCTCCTCAGACAAGTGCTAAGGTTCCTGTTGACGGAACTAGTACTGAAGCAAACAAGATTGCTATTCAGCCTTGTGCACACGTATTTGTTACAAGTAAGATTATTATCCCTGGACAGACTCCTACAGATAATAGTTCTCTTACAGCACTTGAGGATTACCTCTATGGTAATAGCTCATATAATGCTAAAGTTCCTACACTTACACAGCTTATTAATGGCTATGCAGCAGGTAGTTACAGAGGCTAATTTACAATTGAATAACAATATTAGGGGTAGACTTAAAAAGAGTTTACCCCTCTTATTTTTTTCAGAAAACTTTTAAAGGAAATAAATCAAAATGAATACAATTTTGGGCTTAAAATACAAGTTCAAACGTTAGAAAAGGAGACAAATATTATGCTTAAGAAAATAATTAAGTACACGGATTTCAATGATTTACCTCGTACACAGGAGTTCTACTTCTATCTTTCAAAGAGAAAGCTTCAGAAGCTTAATGCTAAGTATGAAGGCGGTCTTCAGGGACAGTTTACAAAGATAATTAATGACTATGATCAGAAGGCGCTTCTTGAGACATTTGATGACATCGTTCTTACAGCTTATGGTATTAAGTCTGAAGATGGAACACAGTTTATCCAGACAGATGAAGTAAGATCTAAGTTTGAGAATTCAGCAGCATATGATGCTCTGTTTGATGAACTTACTTCTGGAGATGATGCTGCAGATAAGTTTGCAGATTTCCTTAAGAAGATTCTTCCTGCCGAGTTACAGGCACAGATTGCTAAGGCTGATGCTGAGGGTAGATCTGCAGAGATGCCTGAAATTCTTGCTGAGGTGATGAAAGATCAGATTGCTGCTCAGGATAAAATTGTAGATACTAATGTATGAAGACAATAATAGTCAAAGCATTTACTGTGTTCGATGAAAGGACCGAAAGCTTTATTAAGGTCGATAAGGACACGAAACTTCGTTTGGAGAACTCGCTTTGGGCTATCGCTGAATGGGAAAAGAAATATAAAAGACCTTGGTTTCCGGATAAGAAAGCTAGTGAATCTGCTAGGAAAAAGTATGAACAAGAGAAAAGTCCAGATGAGATAATGTATTTTATTAAATGTATGATAACTAATATCGAGTTTGATGAAATAGATGACAATATTCTCTATGGGCTTTCTGAAGAGAACTTCAAAGATATACAGGAATACTTAAGTGATCCACAAACAGCTTTAAAGTCTATACCAGAAACTAAACCGGATAAAAAGTCTAAACCAGATCAAGTAAGATTTACAAGTGAACGTATCTATGCTTGGATGGTTGAACAACAAATACCATTTAGTTGTGAATTCTGGAATATTAATAGATTACTTAATCTTGTACAGATAGTGAACTATGATAATACTCCAGATGATAGGAAGAAGTCGGCTAAACCATACGAAATTGCACAAGACTATGCACGTATCAATGAGCAGCGTTTAAAAGCATCCGGTAAGAAAGGATAAATAACATGATAAAGTACACTAGTAAAGGCAGTTGGAAGAAAACCAGGAGTTGGCTTGATAAAGTCAGAAGGCATAATCCATATTTAGAGACTTTACGTAAGTATGGAAAGCGCGGAGTAGAAGCCCTGAGAGACAACACCCCTGTCTTTACTGGTGTTACTGCTGAATCTTGGTACTACGATATAATTGAAGAAGAGAAGGGTGTTTACAAGTTAATTTGGTGTAATAGCAACCTTGAAGAAGATTGGTATAATGTTGCACTTTATATACAACTTGGACATGCTACTGCTTCTGGAGCTTGGGTTGAAGGTGTTGACTATATTAACCCGGCATTAGCACCAATATTCAATAAAATGGCTGATGAAGTTTGGAATGAATTCAGCACAAATTAATACAATATTTTCGTGAAGGGAGGAAACTCGATATGGTCGATATAGATGAACGAGTCGTCCAAATGAAATTTGACTCTAGCGATTTCGAGCAAAAGTCAAAAAATACGTTGAGCATACTCGACAAATTACATCAGAAGTTATCATTTAAAGATGCGAGTGATAGTGATAACTTAAATGCAATAACTGACAATGTTGAAAAGATGGCAAATAAAGCTTATACAATCGTTGACAGAATGATTGATAAGATTAGAGACAACATTGCTAATAAATTGGTCGGATTCCTTCAGGAAAATACTGTCGGACAATTACAAAAAGGTTGGTCAAAATACGCAGATATGACCACATCTGTTGCTACTCTGAAATCACAGGGTTATGCAATGGAGAAGATTACTGAACAGTTAGAGAGACTTAATTACTTTACAGATGAAACTTCATATAACTTTACTGATATGGTAAGGGAAATTGGTAAGTTTACAGCATCTGGTCAGAGTTTGGAAGATGCAACCACAGCAATGATGGGTATTGCAGAATGGGCTTCTCTTTCTGGTAAGAATGCAAGTGATGCTTCAAGAGCAATGTATCAGTTATCACAGGCTCTTGGTGCAGGACAGATGAGATTACAGGATTATAAATCTGTTCAGAACCTTAACATGGATACAATCGAGTTCCGAAAGAATGCTATTGAAGCAGCTCTTGCAGTAGGAACTCTTAAAGATAATTTAGATGGAACTTATACATCATTACTTAATAACAAAATTACATTCAGTATTCAGAACTTTACTGAAAGTTTAACTCAGGGTAAGTGGTTTAATAGTGAAGTAATGATGGCTACCTATAAGAAGTATTCTGCAGCGGTGGATGAAATTAGAGCTATTGTTGAAGAAGGAGAATTCACAAATGTTGAAGGACTAACTTCTAAATTTCAAACTACTGCTGATGCATTAAAAGTTGTTAAACAAAATAATGATTTACTTACAGCGAAATTTAGAAAAGTTAATGAAAAATTAACAAAAGATGAAATAGATAATTACTTAAAGCGTTGGAAAAAAGTTGTAAAAGTTACTGATGAAGCTGTTGACAATTATGCTGAAATAAATAAAATGACTAAAGAGCAAGCTCAGAAAGAAATGACTGAGAATTATGCTCAATATTTAAAAGAATATGGCGAAGTATTCAAAGATGCTGAGAAAAATGCAGAAGAAGCTCTTGACGATTGGCATACTTATGTAAGTAGTTATGGTGTTAAGGCATTCACAGCTTCTCAGGAAGCTAAGACATTCACAGAAGCAATCGAGTCTGCTAAGGATGCTGCTTCAACTGTTTGGGTTGGCATTTATCAGGATATATTTGGCGATTATGAAGAAGCTAAGGCTCTTTGGACGGACTTAGCAAATCAGTTATATGAAATATTTGTAACTAGATTATCAAGTGTTAAGGATATATTTGACTATTGGAAATCTGGTTATGAAAGTGATAAACAAAGAGAGATAGATGCTTTAAAGAAAGAATTTAAAGAGTTATCGTCAAAAACTAGTTTATCAGATTATGAACAACAGAGAATGAATGCTATCATGAAACAGCTTGATACAATGGAAAAGCGTATGAAAGCTGGATTATATGATGGTCGTCGAGTATTCTTCCAAGGTGTTTATGCATTTGGTAGTGGTTTTACAGAAGCTTTATTTGCTTTTAGAGATGCTTGGGATGGATTATTTGCTGAAAATGAATCTGGAAAGAAATTATTTAGTTTTAGTGAAAAGCTAAGAATTAATGGCTTCCAGTTTTATACAATGATCCAGAATCTTAAGGAAACTGATTTCTTTAATAACATGGCTCAAGGTATAAGAAATCTGTTTGCACCTTTAAAAGCTGTTGTTGAAATAATAAGAAATGTTATTGGTCAGTTCTTGCCAAAAGGTAAAACTGTTGAAGAAACATTAGTTAGCATTTCGCAAGCTTTCGTTGACCTTACTGCTAAATTAGTTCCTTCGAGAGATACTATAACAAAGATAGCTAAAATATTAAGAGGTGCTGTTGCGGTAATTAAACTTATTGCCAAGATTGCATACGGTTTTTGGAAATCGGTTCTTAGTCCTATACTTTCAGCAGCATGGGAATTCTTAAGCGCAATAATAGATATTATTCTTGATATCGGAGCAGCTCTTGGTGATGCACTCTTTGCATTTGAAGAGAGTATTGGACCAATGGAAGCATTGGCTAGTGTTGGAGGAGTACTTAAAGACGTATTACTTGGTATTGTATATGTACTTGCAAGTATTGTAAGAGAGATAGTTAAATTTGTAGCACCAGTATTCAATGTATTAAAGAATACAATTGGTGATGTAATTGAAAAGATAAAAGGTCTCATTAAATCAGACGGTAAAGGCGGTAACATTTTTACTAACATTGCTGATGGTCTGCATGATGTATCAGATAGAGCAAAGAAAGCTTGGAGTGAAGGTGAGACTTTAGTTGACGTATTTAATAGATTTAAAGGTGGGTCTGGTATTGGTAACTTCTTACAGATGCTTGGAGCTATGCTCGATAATCTTGTCACAAGAATTGGTAGAACTATTGTTGCTATCTTAGGTTTAGATGAAGAACTTGCTAAGACTAAGATTGGTGAAGGAATACAGACTGCAAAAGATATTATCGTTCAGGCATTTGCTATACTTAAATGGCTTTATACAAATGTAATTAAACCGGTATTCTCATTATTCTTTGAAGGTATTAAGAATTCACTTAAGGAAGTTGGAGAAGCATTTAGATCTGGTGACATCAATTACTTCTTAGATACTTTGAAGAAATTGTTTGGTACAATAAGTAGCATGGAAATTGTTAAGTTAATTCGTATGTTACTTAGAGTATTAGGATCTGGTGGATTACTTAAAATATTTAAGAATGGCGCTCAGGCGCTTAAGGGTATTTACAAATACTTTAGTGCTAAAGCTACTAATGAAATGTCATCTGCATTAATCAAAATGGCATTAGCATTGACAATTGTTGTTGGTGCGATGACTGCTTTAACATTCTTACCACAGGATAAACTTGAGAAACTTGGTGGATTATTGATTTCAGCTGCTGTTGCTATGGGTGGTATGATGCTTGGACTCATGGGAATGGGTGTTGTAATGAAACTCTTAGATAATCCTTTAAGAGGCATTACTGCAATGTTCTGGAGTATGACTGTTGCAATGGTTACCACCATTTTAGCAATTCGTGGTATGGAGAAAGCATTTGGTGATTTGTGGCAAACTGTTCAAGTTGGTACAGATGCACAAGGTAATGCTATTTATAGTAAGAGATTCAATTGGGATGCTATGTTAGAACTTGCTGGAGCAGCATTAGCACCTGTCCTTGCAGTATTTGGTGTATTGTTAGGAATAAGTTGGGTAGCTAAGAAACTTAATGCTGGTTCTGCATTAAAGACATTTGCATACAGTGTTGCAGGTCTAGGTATTGGTATTGCTGCATTGGCACTTGGATTTAGAACATTAATTCAAGTTATCAGAGATTCCAAACCTGAAGAAGCTGCAGCTGCAGTAAAGATAATAATTGTATTATTAGCAGTATTAACACTTGCCGGTATTGCATTAAGTCGTTTCTCAGGAACAATGAACGGCTGGAAATCAGGTCTTGGTGTTGCTATTGCGATGGCTGGTATGATGTTAACTATATCACTTATTGTTATTCCTTGTTTGGATGATATGGTTAAGAATAGAGATAAATTCCCTCAGTATATGGAAGCTTTAAGTATATTTGCTCTTACAATGTTATCAATTAGTGCATCACTATGGTTGATGACAGTTGGTACGAAGGGTGGATTACATATATTAGCTGCCGGTTTAGTATTTAACAATATGATGAGGGTTGTATCTAAGTTCATAATTCCATTATTACAAGAGATACAGCAAGTAGACTTTACTAGTGCTCTTAGTGGTATTGCTGCTATTGGAATACTTGTACTAGCATTAGCTGGCGGTATGAGATTAATTCTTGATGGTCTTGCAAATATTATTACAGCAGTTAGCAAGATAAATTGGAAGAGTTGGGCAGCTATTATAATCTCAACTGGTTTAATGGTTGCTTTAATTGTTGGTCTTGTTAATATATTTGAAATGGCTGGAATTAAGGTTAGTCTTGGCGCTTTATTAGCACCTCTTGCTATTGTTATTGGAATTTGCTTGGCATTTGGTTTGTTTGTTAAGTCTATTAGTAAGACTCTTGGATCTGGAGATAAGACAAGACAGAACGTTACTAAGGTATTTAGTTCAATCTTGTTAATTCTTACAGTAGTTTCTGCTGGTATTATAGGTATTATTGCTGCTAGTGGAACATTCTTTAAGGGTAATACTGAAACAGCTTTACTTACAATTGCAGCATTTGCTTTATCTGTAACGTTAATATTAGTTGCATTAACATCTCAGTTTGGCAAATTAATATCAAGTTTAGCTAACTCAATTAAAGGTATTAGTAAGACTGAATTTGAAAGAGTTATGAGCGTTATTTCGTTAATGATGAAATTCATTACATTAATAATGGGTGGATTCTTATTAGAGACAGTTGGTGTTGGATTAACTTATAGTAATCCTGTAGCATCATTAGCTCCTATTCTTGGTTTATTTGTATCATTACTAATATTATTACCAGAAATGAAAGCCATAATGCTCAATCTATTTGATGACATTATTGAGATAACAAAAAACATAGATGAACGTAAATTTGATCAGGTTATTTCAACATTAAAAGTTATACTTATTTCTGTTGCAGTTTTAGCTGGAGTAATCGGTCTGGCTTTAGTTGGAATTGGTGCAAGTTATTCTAATGGTAATGAATGGCAATCCGGTATTGCAGCAATAGGTTTAGTTTTAGCTGTTGTAGCTTCTATTTCGGCAGCTGGTAAGGCATTCAAGACGGTTTCAGACATTGTTAAAGATAAAGCATTTACCGATTCAGTATTTAAGAAGTTTAACACTGTTGTAATTATTATGGCAGGTTACATTTCATTAATTACTGGTGTACTAACTGTTGCTATAAATTCGATGTCTGATAGAATTGGTATTAACTTTGCTAATGCTGTAATAATTATTGGAACTGTTCTTGTTACTACTCTTGCAATGTCAAAGATGTTTAGTAACTTGCTGAATAATATTGATAGTAAAGACTTTAGTAAGAACAGCTTAATTGCTTTAGGTTTAACTTTAGCAGCGATGCTTGTTGTTACATATGAAGTATCAGGTTTCTTTGAGAAGATTCATAATTACGAAGTTCTTGACTGGACTACTGGTTTATCATTTGCAGTGGCTATGGGCGGATACTTATTAGCTCTTGGTTATGCATTACAAATGATACTTAGAGCAGTTAATGTTATGCCAATGAATGCTCAAGCAGCCAATGTTGTTGCGTTGTCTGTTCTTGGTATGATTGGTATAGTTGCTGCTTCTGCATTACTAGTTATGAACTTGAATAGCTTAGCTGGTGTTGATTGGACTACTGCGATTGCTACTTTAGGTGGTATTGCAATAATCATGTTAACATTATCAAGAATAATTGATAGTTTAATAATGACATCTGCTATGCCTATGAATTTCTCTAATGCTCTTGGCGGAGTTATTGTAATGTTTGGCGGTTTAGCAAGTATTGCATTATTAGCTCCTGGAATCTTTGCAGCATTTAAGGAACTCGAAGGAGTTAGTTGGACAACAGTAGCACAAGGTCTTATCATAACACTTGGGCCTTTCTTGTTATTGTTTGAAATAGTTAAGTCAATGTCATTCGGTGGTTTAGGTGATGCATTTGTTGTAACAGCATTCAAAATAGCTGCTGGTATTGCTATAATTACTCTTGCCCTTTATGCATTAACTCAGGTTGGTTTCTTAATCAAAGAGTTGTTTGGACTTGGAGAGAGAGCCGGAGAAGCAGTTCAAAAGGGATTAGAGAAAGAAGAAGGCATCAAGTCTCCTTCTAAGGAATTTGCTAAAGACGGTAAATACATGGTTCAAGGTTTAGCGCAAGGTATTAAGAAAAATCAGAAAATTGCTGGTAAAGCTGCTAGTGGTTTAGGCGATTTTACAAATGATAGTTTCTGTGATACTCTTGGTATTGCTTCACCTTCTAAGGTATTCTATGAGAATGGTCGTTTCGTCGTTAGAGGTTTTATCAATGGTGTAAATTCTGAGGCCGATAAGAATAAACAAGCTGGTGCTGACATGGCATCCGGTTTTGGTGAAGGTCTTGATAGCATTATGGAAGAGAACGGCGAGAAGTGGAAAGGTATATTCTCTGAATTTGGTAAAGATATTGATATCGGAGAAGCTATGAAGGAAGGTTTAGGAGATCTTCCTGGTATCTTTGAAGATTCAATCTTTGGCCCTACTGCAGAAGCTCTTACTGAAGAAGAAGAAGCTAGACTTAAAGAACTTGAAGGTATGGCTAGTGCTATGGGTCCTGCATTCTCTAAGAATTGTCCAGACCTTTATAAAGAAATGATAGATCTTCAAAATAAGAGAGCTAAAGGCGGTAAGAATAAGTTAACTGGCGATTTAATGCAAACATTCACTGATTCTATTTCTGGTGCTATTGGAAGCAATACAGTTATTGATTCAGTTACTGGAGGACTTAGTACTCTTAAAGATACAGCACTTGGATGGCTTAGTGAAAGTAAAGTCGGTCAGACAATAGCTGGTATATTTACTGGCGATGATGGCGTTGTAGACAATCTTGAAAGTGATCTTCTTGGCGAAAATGGAACTATTTCTAAAACTATAGACAAGATATCAAAAGATGGCGGAGTATTAAGCGCAGCTAAGAATCTTGGTGAAACACTCGGTGATACTATATCTGATGCACTTGGAAATGTATTTAGCTTTGATTATGGTTCTGGTAGTTTATTTGATAAAGCCATGAGTGCTCTTACTGGTGAAGGTAATAGACAAAGAAATGAAAAGAACTTCCAGGATTGGTACGATAGATATGCTGAAGGACTTGGCTTAGGATATGATACTGATAAAGGATTTACATTCTATCAGAAAGTAATGGCTGGTATTAGAGAATTTGGTAACGAAGGTGTTCTTGATATTAGTCTTTTCCAGGAATATGCAGATGGATTTAACGAGCTTGGTGATGCTTGGTCAACAATAAAGAATTTGCATATTGATGATGGATTATTCTGGATAGGTGAAGGCACTGGTGCTTGGAAGATAGATAAAGAAAAAGAAGAAGAATATTATAAAAACATGGCAAAAGCAGATTATACTAAATTACAATTTGCTGAACTAATGGGTAATGAAGATGCTAAAAAAGTTTTAAGTAGTGTTGGTGTAAATGACTATGAAGGTATTGTAAAAGCATATGAAAAATTACCTGATGAACTAAAAACTACATTTGATAAGTATTATTATACAATACGTAAACAAGCTAATGCGTATGGATTGTTAACAAGCGAAGGTTATTTAAATAAAAGAGATACTTCTTCTGGAGAATTAAATATGTTTGCTCAGTATTTAAAGTCTGGTGGCTATTTAGTTTCATACACTGATGATCTCAATGAAATGGATGACCAGATTAATAAGTTATTAACTGAACAAGGTTTTGCTGAAGAAGACTTTAACGAAGAGCAAATTAATAAGATTCGTGATTGGGTTAATGCTAATGGTTATCTTGATCAAAATACTCAGTTAATAAAAGATGCTGTATTAAATGATCAGACAAAGATTGATCTTATTGTTGGTTACTTGGCAACAATAGCTAATGGTGGATTGATAGCAGGTGATGACAGAACTGTTTATGAAAAAGCTCAAGAATATGTTAAGAAATATAATAGTGCTACTGATACTGCTACTAGGGCTTACTATGCAACTGAAAAGAGTCGAATAGAAGATGAAGTAAAGAAAGATTATGATGCTACAGTAGCATTTATGAGAACAACAAATTATGGTATGCTTTCAGATGAAAAGAAAGATTTCTATAAACAAAAGAAAGCTTTCTATGAAGAGTATTATGGTTTTGGAGCAGCAAAAGCGCAGGGAGAAACTAATGGTTATGTTCAGACCACTCGTGATTATGGCATACCATTAGTTACAAAAACCGAAACTGATACTCAAAATGCTGTTGCTGAAGTAAACGGAATTGAATCTCCTTCTAAGGTATACTATGAATTTGGTAGATTCAATGTTCTTGGTTTACAAGAAGGTTTCTCAGATGGTATGGAAATGTTCAGTAAGATTAGCTTAGATGAAATCCAAGAACTTAATGATGATTCTAAGGCAGCTCTTACTGCTATGGTTAACTCTCTCGATGATGAAACATTACAACCTACAATTGCACCTATATTTGATGGAGATACATTTACTAATGGTGTTAATTCATTAAATGATTCATTTAATGGCGTATCAGAACGTGCTGATGCTACTACTAAATCATTTATAGAAGATACTCCTAACTATAATGGTCCTTTAGCAACATTAAGTAAACAGATCAATGCCTTAACTGGTGTTGTTAGTTCGTTTATGAGCATGGTTGAGACTGGTGACATTGTAAATGTTAACATTGAAACCGAATTAAATGATGATGCAATTTATGATAACATTATAAGAATTAACAGACAGCGTTTTAAAGCTTCTGGTAAAAATGGATTTATGATTTAATGAAAGGAGGAAATATATAAAATGGCAAAAGCAACAATAGTTATTGACGATATTACTCCTGGATTAAGTTCAGCTGTAATCAAATTTCACTATAACACAAAAGCTGCTTATAAGGTAATACCTATGGGCGGCATAAAGCTATATTATAGTACAACCGGAACTGTAACTAAAGATTCTCCTAGTGTAGATATAAATGTAACTACACAGAATTCATACTATACAACTGAAAATGGTGTTAATGTAGAATATACATTTACCAATCCAACAGCTTATACACAATTGTGGGTTCAGTTGAGAATGCAAATTTGGACAAACGATGATTCATGGCATAGTTATTATGCTTCTTATCGTTATCCTCAAAATAGTGGAGAATTGATAAACTTTAGAGTAGCTACTCATTCAAATGAATTGTTTATGGTAGCATCTTACTCTAATCCGGTTACAGTAGTAGAAGAAGACGGAAGTACATACACAACTTATACAAAAAACTGGGTTGATTATACTGATTGTATTGCACTTCCTTCATATGATGTTAACTATGAAGACTTAAATGAAGACTGGGATGATGCTAACTATGTAACTCATAGAGTGCGAGTACGACAACGTATAAGTGGTAAACTTAGTATGTGGTTTAGTAATCTTCCGCAATACAATCGGTTTATTGATTTACTTAAAAAGAGTAAACAATGTAACGGTAATGGTACAGCTTACGTCGAGTTGCGACTACAAGTAAATGACGATCTTGATGAAGATACTGGTACAGGAGTAGATGATCGAAAGTGTACATTTATTACTGGATTGTTCTTCATCAAAATGGATAGTAATCCATGGGTTGCTCCGGTATTTGGTCATTATGACAAGTATCAGGCAGTCAATATTACTATTCAGGAAGCATAATGATGGATTCTGGGGTGGTTCTCTTTCCTGTTTAGAGCCACTCCAGTTTCTTTTTAGGATATGTATTATATGAAAGGAATATGTTATGCGCTGGAACTATAACGATAATTTCAGAGATCAATTTGAAAAAGGCGTGCATAGAGATATATTGATAGTTCCGCACGCAACAAATGTGCAAAAAGTTACTGGTAAGCCTCCTATTGTAACAAGTAAGATTCCTATACTTGACCAGACAACTGGTGTACCAGTATCTCCTTTAGAAATGCAACCTGTAGCATTTGTTATAACAAACGAAGATATTTATAAGGAAAAGTTTGAATACAGGTATGCTTTAAATTCGGGCGATGATTTGACTTTCACTTCATGTGAAGCTGCGATGGTCAAATTTACTATAAGAAATAAAAAAACGTATAATCCAGAAAAAGACAGGTGGGAATGGGATATACCGAATCTTCAAACATATGTAATAGAAGATGAAGAAACTCATAGACAAGTTCTTGGTGAAGTTCTTGCTCACTATGTTATTAAGGTTTATACTTACATTAATGGTGATTCAGACACCATGATTTATCTCGGAATGTTTACTGTAGAAGAGGATAAGATTTCTTCAGATGGATATTCAAGAGAGATAACTGCATATGACTTTATGGCAACATTAAGAGATATGGATATCGGTTTATGGTATTATCACTTATTTACCGGTATTAATAAGCTTGATGATGACTATAAAGATTACTTAGCTGATTTGGAAAATGCTGGTAAACAAGGTGCAGAAACAAATAAGGAAGATGGACATCATGACGATCCAATAAACTGGATTAAAGAATATGAACATAATGATGATGGTTCTTATGTAATTGATCCAGAAACTGGTAAACCAAAAGTTGCTAGGATCAGAGACCGTAAACCATGTTGGACAATTGGAGAAGCACTTAAAGATTTATTTAAAAATTTAGCTGCTTTTGCTCCTGAAGCACCTACAGTAACAAATGATAAGGATTATTATTTAAGTGATGAGAGTCCTTATTCTGGTTATGGTATGCCAATCATGCTTGATCCAGATTTATTTGATTATTCAAAAGATTATAGTATTCCTACTACAACTGGAGATGATCAGTTTGAACAATATGGATACTTACCAATACTTGAGTTACCATTTTATCCAGATTCAAAGATAATGGAAAGTAAAACATTATCATGTGGTAAATTCTTGGAAGATATTGGTATGCTTGCCGGCAGGTATCCATGTATTAGAATTGATAAGTTACAAGATGAAGATTATGTAACTCCTGTTGAAACAAATCCTAGTACATACTATAGTACTTATGAAAAATGTATATTAACTTTTAAACCTTTACCTAAGAATGATGAAAAGATTGTTGCTAATAACTGTATGGATAATACAGATATAGTTAAAGGTTTTAAACATGATTTATATGATGTGGGTACAGTATGGATTCTGGAAGTTTATAATAGATTCAGTAGTAAGGATCCAATTATGAAATATGCGAACCTTACTAAGAAACAAAAAGCACAAAGAAAAGCTAATCCTGATTATGAGTATAAAACTTTTGCTGTAGGTAACAATACATTTACCGATTATCTCGCAACAAGTAAAGATGATGTTCCTGAGAAAGTTGGAGATGACAAAATTTCATACAGAGATAACTTTCCATTTTATAAAGGAATTATCGAGCTTCTTGATAAAGGTAATAAAGATTACCAATATCCTGAAGGGTGTATACATGGAGATAAACCTTATATAGAAGGCGATACTGGTAGCACAGCTTCAACAGATCATGCTTTAATGCATCCTTGTTATGCGAACATTAAATATAGAACTTATAGACCTTATGAGTTAACAACATTTGCAGATCCTGTAAGAGATGTTGGCGATCGTATACATATAGAGTTCGAAGATCGTGTTACTGGTGAACATGATGAGTTTGATACTTATATACTTGAACGTAAGTTATCCGGTATTCAGAAGATGATGGACACTTATACTTCTAAAGGTTCATCTACGTCAAGTAGTTTTAGTGATTACAAGACTAATACTCGATATAACTCTAATGCATACTCAATGCAAACTTATGGGTATTATAAGAGTGGCTCGAGTAGTGGTGGTGGAACTAATCTTACTGGTATTACAGCAAATGATTTCTGTGAAATTATAAGAAATATTGGTTTTAGATTACTTGATGAACCTACTACTGTTATGGCGAACTTCATTAGTGCTAGTGGAAGTGCTGTATATGATGTACTTGTTTATGATTTATCATCTACCGAACCTGGAGAAAGTGAAATACACAATAATGATACTACAAATCCTATTTATGTAGATATCGAAGGAACTATTACTGAAATTAATGTTTCTGCAGGCGATTATGTAAGAAGATGGTATCAGTATGGTGATGGCGTTGAATATCCAGAAGCAGTAGCATGTCCACTTTATGTATTTGATGGTTCAAAATGGATATATGCTGGTGATTCTGATGATGGTGGAACTAATCTTATTCTTGAAGCAAATATGAACGATGACAGCGGTTGTATAACTATTGCTGAAATTGAGAATGGTTCTTTAGTAGAAGGTTCTACTTTAAGTTCTTTAACTCTTGGTACTTGGTTTCCACCAGATTATAATGAAGAAGAACCTGGACGTACTGAGCCATATGTTAATGAAAACTATATAATTAAATCTCAATTTGATAGTACTCCTTATTATAATTATGAAGCAGATTGGTATCCTGGCACTACAGCTTTAACACCTCCACAAACATATGTTCCGCATTATGGTGATTATATTCATTTTTGGAACACTTCATTTGATGGTACTGATTACCATCATGGAGACGATACAGAATATGTATACCAATATCCTGGTGTATGGATTAATGATAGTTTAACCCATTATCCTCGTAGAGTAGAACTCACAACAAACCCTCACGTAGAACTTAAGTGGACAGATCCTGTCGATATTACTACATGGGAACCTAAGCCTTGTGCATGGGAAGGAACTATTGTTGTAAGAAAAGAAAATTCTGCTCCTTTACATCGTTGGGATGGTGTTTTAATAACTGATAGTACAGCTAGAAATGCTTATCAGACTAATGCTTTAATTGATGATACTATTGAATTAAATAAGGTATACTATTATGGTATATTCCCGTATTACACAGCTATACAAGATGCTTCTCACCCGATTAAGTATTATAGATTTACTAAAGTTGTAAGAGTAAGTACTGGTAAGTCTGTAGATGCTCCTGAGATTCTTTCAATCGAGAGAATTAGTTAAGGAGGTGATTGTATGGCGTGGGAATGGCTGGAAAAGTTGGACGAAGTAACTGGCGAACCTGGTTATTCTACAGCAACTGGTCAAAGTTGGGATAATATATTATCAAAAGTCGGTACAAGTTATACACCAGTTAGTTATGCTAATGGACGATATTTGGAAGGTGATACTAGTAGTAATTATTATTATGATTCTGCTATTGAAGGCGGTTCAAAAGTAATAACTACAACTTATGGCTTAACTATTACTTATACTGGATCACCAGCACCAACTAGCGGTTTTACATTTGATACCGGTGTTTATCAATTGGCTCCTGGTATTGGCGGTTTGATGAGTTCTGCAGCTTTTAGAATTGCTATTGATAGAGATAATGAATTGGCTACGATAATTATAATAAGAGAATTTCAAAATGGAGGCTATTATACCGAACCAAATGACATTCTTTATTATAATCGAAATACCTATTATAACAAATTTTATAACTGGGTAATTGATCATAGTCCTAAAAAAGCAACAGTAAAAGTAAATTATACTTTACCTTCTGATCAAAATTACACATATGCTAAGATAGTTTATAAGAAAGATACAAGACCTGATAATGAAGAAGATGGAACAGCTGTAACTATTCTTAAAGATGAAACTTTTGTAAATATTAGTAAACTTGATGTTGGTTCTAATTACTGGTTTACTATTTTTACAGATAAGAATCAATCTGAGTCATTTCCTTATACTGTTGAAGAATTACCATATGCAAATTAATCTATTAGGGCTCAAAGTTTATGAAGAATTTCTTTGTAATGCTTTGAGTCCTATATTGCTTTTATTAGTAATTATATAAGATTTTATGTAACTACTAATAGAAACAATAAAGGAGACGATAAAATGGGCAAATCGTTAATAATCTATGCAGATCATCTTACATTTAAAGATGGTATTTTCACTTGGATAAGAAACTTCTGTACAATGCTAAATAGTGTTTATGACATTAAAGTCGTAACAAAAATTTGTCGTAAAGATATTAAAGAAGCATTATCTAAGTTAACATCAATTGAAACTTGGAATCCTGATGAAGAATACGAATCAGATATACTTTTATATATGACGGACTTCGTTGAGTTTCCATTTAATCTTATTGGTAAAAAAGAATATAAGATAGTTCATTGTGATTATACAAATATTCCAAGGGACTTACCCGATATGAGTGGACATTTTATAGCTGTATCAGAAACCGCTGCTAGAGGTTTTATTAAAAGATTTAATAGACCTTGTGGTTACATTGAGTCTGTTGTAACTGATGATAAAAAGAGACAAAAAGTATTAAAGCTTATCAGTTGTTCACGAGTTTACAAAAATAAAGGTTTTGAACGAATGTTTCAGTTAGCTAGTGCTTTAAAACAAGCTAATGTAAGATACATTTGGTATAACTTTACTGAGTTAGATAAAGCCGGTATCGACACATTAAAGAAGTATCCACAAAACGATATATTCTTTATGCCATCAATAGATCATGATCAGTTATTGGATTATATAGCAGACTCAGATTACTTAGTTCAATTAAGTGATGCTGAAGGTTATTGTTATGCAGTTCATGAAGCTCTTGTTGTTGGAACTCCAGTTATTGTAACTGACATACCAACTTTTAGACAAGAAATTCAAAATGGGGTAAATGGATATAAAGTTCCACTTAATATGTCTTACATCGACATTGACAATATTGTTAATAATATACCTAAAACTTCTTATGGTTATTATAATCTTATTGTTGATGAGTGTAAAAAGAAGTGGGTTGAGTACTTAGGAATTTAAGGAGAGTGTTTATATGGCTTGGGTATGGGCAGATAATATTGATGAATTAACTGGTGAGCCAATGTCCAGTACAGGCCCTCATGTTAATTGGGATTATTGTTTAGCAAATATCGCAGGAACTGGTAATAAAACAATAGGTACTGATACTGGATCTGAATATTTACCAACTGGTGGAAGCGGTATTTATAAATGTACTGGTGATGAAGTTACTATAACAACAACCTATAATTTATATATAAGTAATTCAGTTAGTAGTACTACAGCACATTATAGATTAGGAACTTCGTCTAATACAGGACGATATGTAAATGCATCGTGGAGGCCAAATAGTGGTTCAGTTAATTATATATCATTTAGATTTGCAATTAATAATGAAACTGAAGAAGCTGTTATTGTATATTTATGTAGTTCAACAGCATCATTGGTTGTCGCATATGAAAGATGTTCACAAGCATGGGCTAGAAAAGAATTATATACTGTTCTTACAGAGCATATTAACATTGGTGCAACAGTTAGAGTAACATGTAATATACCAAAAGAACCAGACTATAAGTATTTAAAGCTTACATATAAAAAAGATACAAGACCTGATAGTTGGGAAGATGGTTCTTCAATTGATATAACAAAGAATGCAGTAACAATAGATATTCCTGGACTTGATATTGGTTCAAAGTATTGGTTTACTATATTCAGTGATATAAATGAATCTGAATCATTTCCTTTTACAGTAAATTAACAAATGAGGGTATAGAATATGGCAAAAATAAAAGTAAATTATTATATGCCTGAAGGTACATATCAATACGCCAAGATCACATATAAAAAAGATACAAGACCCGAATCTGTTAATGATGGTACTTTGGTTAATATTGATGTAACTAAAGATTCTGTTGACATAGATGGTCTTGATGATCTTTCTGATTATTGGTTTGCTATTTTTACAGATGTTAATCAATCTGAGGCAGTTCCTTTTAGTATTGGACCGGCACCGCCAGCACCTACACTTGGTGAAATAACATTGTTAAAAGGCGGGTCTATTAAAAGAGATGATTCATTACTTGCTGTACCTTATGTTGCTTCAGATTATGTTAAAACTGCCTATTGTAATCTTACAGGATCTGGTTATGAGTTATATGTAGATGATGATAGTTCAACTACACATTCATTCTCAAACCCTTCGAGTTATAGAACATCACTTACTTCGAATTATTCTACTAACATATTTAAACCAGTATTATATACAGGAAATCAGGAATATAATAGTAGAGCAGTATTAAAGAATAAAGTAAGAATAAAATGCAATGCTCAGATTACAATTCCACCAACAGATTCTGGTTTTAGAATTAGTCCAGTATTTAGTATTGAATCTTATGCTAAAAATTCTAGTAATACTGATTATAAGTATATTGCTAGATATTTTAGTGATCAAACGCATGTAACTACTCTTCAAACAATTAATTCTAGTCCAACAGAAACAGTAACAATTAATGAAACAGGACTTGAATTTGAGATAGAATACTGGGATTATAATACTGAAACTGGTTATCCTGAACTTGAGTTTACTTTAAATGCTCAAAATATTGCACCATTTAGTCTTAAAGTTACAGTAACAGAAATAACTGCTGTAATTAATGAAGTTGTTATACCTAGAGATGATAGTCAGTTTAATATATTAACTACTACTACTGGTACTACAACCGTTAAATGGACTATAAGCGAATTAGAGCAAGTTGTTAGTAGATTAGGATTTAATTGTTTCTTGCTTGAACCTAAATCGAGTAATTACAGTAGCACAAGATATTATGTTATACCGTTTAATATTACCATGCCTGAAAATTTATATACTGTAAGAGATAGGTATATAACTGATGCAGATAATTATTATGCATTTGGTTTAGAAACAAACGATACTTTAAGTGGTATACCAGTATATTGTTCTGATTCAGATAGCTTAAATAAGTCACTTGTTAAGACAAATACATCTACATCATTCAATTTTTCTAAAACTAAAGACGGTCATTCTTATAAGTTTAGAAGAATTGCATATGCTAGTGGGAGACAAAGTTTCGTATTTCATGCTACTGGGTATAACAAGATATTTATTAACAACAAAAACTATGTTTAATTCTTAAGAGCCTCTATAATAAACTATAGGGGCTCTTTATTTAAAGAAGGGAGATGAGAATATGTTTCATACAAGTTAATGAAAATCCTCATAAGAATCTTGTAGATGATTGTGTAATTCGAGCAATCGCTACAGCTACTGGTAGAACTTGGGACGACGTCTATCTTGATTTAATGATAGAAGGATTCAATGAGAAAAACTATCCAAACTATAATTCTATATGGTGGTCTTACTTAGTTAATAAAGGTTGGAGAAGATATTTGGTTCACGATACTTGTCCACTTTGTTATACTCTTAAGGATTTTACTAAAGATCATAAATATGGAATTTACTTAGTTGGAGATGGTTCTCATGTTGTTGCAGTAGTTAATGGAAATTACATTGATACTTATGATAGTGGTAACATGAGCGTATTATATTACTTCAGAAAGGAGAAATAAGATGGTGCAAAATCCATATTACAACCAACCAAATTACTACATGCCTCAATATCAAAATTTACAAGCACAACAGAGGCAAGAACAATTCGATCAAATTTATTCAAGGCCTTATAGTTATAACTTTGTTAGAGATATTAATGAAGCTAAGAATTGGCCTACAGCTCCCGGTAATCATTTAGTTTTCGAAGATCAAAATGGTATGTATTTTTATACTAAATCACTTGGCTTCGGTCCAAATGAGAAACCAATATTCGTAACTTACAAAAGAGAAGACTTTGTTGAACAATCTGAGTCAAATTCTCAAACTGTTGAACAAAATCCTCTCAAAGACCAACTTGAAAAATACCAGAGTTCTACTAAGTTAGAATTAGATTCGCTTAAATCTGGTATTGAAGAATTGAAAGAACTTATTAACCAGAAACCTCACTTTTCTAATAATAGGAAAGGAGGTAAGAATTAATGAATAATCCGATTAATATGTTGTTTCAAGTAATGAAAGCTCGAGGAATTAACTTACCTTCAAATATTAATATGAATGATCCAAATCAGATCATACAGTATTTAATGCAGAATGGTAAGATAACTCAAGAGCAATATAATAAAGCCTATCAACAATTTAGGTCGATGAATAATAATTCTAGGTAATAATTTCCCGATAAGTCATGACTAGACGAAAGGAAATTATGAGTAAAGCAGGATTAAAGGGAGTCTAGTTAACTCCCTCCTGTTTGAAGTAAGGTTTCAATACCTATTGAGAATTATTAAAGCCGGCTTAAGAATTCTTATAAAATAATTCAAAATGGGTATTAAACATAAAAAATATTTTATAAGGAGGATTCTAAAATGATAGGATCAGAAAACAATGGCATGTATATGCCCGTAGCTCCCGCTTATGGTAGCGGATGTAACAATGGTTTTAGTGGAGATTGGGGAGAATGGATCATACTCTTTTTAATCTTTGGAATGTTCGGTAATGGAGGCTGGGGCAATGGCTTTGGCGGAAACAATCAGTTAGGCTATGACTTCCCTTGGCTGCTTAATTCCAATAACAGAACCGTTGACACTGTAACTAATGGATTTGACAATGCTGCAATTACAAGTCAACTTGGAGATATCCAGGGCGCTATTACCAATGGTTTCGCTAACAATGCTACTGCACTTTGTGGAGGGTTCGCCGGTGTTAATGCAACCGTAAATTCTGCACAAAACGCAATAGCTCAGCAGCTTTACACAAATCAGATAGCAGATATGAATCAGAGATTTACTGATGCTATTACTCAGACAAATCAGATGAATAATCTTGCTTCTGGTCTTCAGAATTGCTGCTGCGAGAATAGAGCAGGCTTAGCAGATCTGAAATACACAGTTTCTACTGAGAACTGTGCAGACAGACAGTCAATAAGTGATGGTATTCGTGATATCATTGCTACTCAGACCGCTTCAACTCAGAAGATCTTAGATCAGCTCTGCCAGGATAAGATCGATTCTAAGAATGACGAGATTGCAAGACTTCGCCAGGAAGTTGCTATGAAGGATCTTGCTGCATCTCAGACTGCTCAGAATGCATTTATTCAGAACGGATTTAGCCAAGAGGTTGACGCTCTTTACAACAGGCTCAATAGCTGTCCTGTAAGCACTGTTCCGGTTTTCGGTAAGCAGCCTATTTTTACCTGTGGTAACAATGGTGTAAATTATGCTGGTTGCGGATGCGGAATGGCATAATCAAAATAAGTAGTAAAAAGTAACTATTAACAAATAATATTTAAATCCTTCTAAATTGGGCTAGGAGAGGAGTTGTTATTTATGTTTAAAAATGATTTGACGGGTATGAGATTTGGTAATTTAACCGTAATTGAATTTGCAGGTAATAATCAATATAGAGCTTCTATGTGGCATTGCGTATGTGATTGCGGGAATGAAATAATTACTCGAGGAGAAGATCTTAGATCTGGCAAAACGAAAAGTTGTGGCTGTTTAGTAACAATAAATCATTTTAAGACTCATGGAGAAAGTGATACACAACTTTATCGGAAATGGAATTCAATGTTAAGAAGATGTGAAGATCCATCGCATCATGCATATAAAAATTATGGAGGACGAGGTATAGAAGTTTGTGACGACTGGCACAATTTTACTATTTTTAGAGATTGGGTTAATGAGACACGAACCGATATGAGTCTTTCATTAGACCGCATTGATAATGATGGAAATTATTCACCTGATAATTGTCGTTGGGCTACTGCACAAGAACAACAAAATAATAAAAGATCTAATGTAATGATTACGTATTTTGATGAAACACATTCTTTAATGGATTGGTGTAGAATACTTAATTTACCATATTCACTTATACAATCAAGAATCACAGCTCGTGGTTGGGATTTTTGGACGGCAATATCAACTCCTCTACCGGACCATTATTATGATGGCTATTATGATGAATCTGATTATTATGATTATAATAACTATGATGATTATTATGAAGATCCATCAGAATATAATAGTTATCCATATTATTAGAAGGTAGAAAGGAAATTTATGTCAGCTGAATACAGCAATAGCGCTGATCAACTTGTAGCTGCAGGTGCCAGCGTTATATTTAACGAATCGCCAGTTCCGTGCCGTGAAGGATTGATATATCACAGGGACGGTTCTGGTATATTTAGGCTTGTCAATCGTTTCTTTAGACAGAACTTGAATGTTTGTCAGTGCTGGAAAAGAAATAGTAATTATTTGGTGAGCTTCGGTGCAAATATTGAAATTCCTACTGGCGGTACTGTTGAAACCATCTCATTGGCTTTAGTAGTTGATGGCGAGATAGATCCTAGTGCCATTATGGAAGTTACACCAGCTGCTGTAGAAGAGCCATTCAATGTTAGTGTTAGCGTAATAGCTCAGGTACCCTATATTTGTACTTGTTCAAATGTTTCAATACGTAACATATCAACACAGGCAATTACAGTGTCTAATGCTAACATTGTGATTGACAAAACTTGAAAGGAGAATTCAAAATGGATAATTTAATGCACGAACTTGAGAGAACATGTGAGCGTACAACTAAAGAACTCCATGATCTCAATGACAGATTAGAACAAAATAAGAATTCTATGTCTCCTGCAGATCTTGATATACTCTTTAAGTTGATGGATGTTGTTAAAGATATTAAGTCAACAATAAAGAAAATATATGAGATAGAAGATATGGAAGGTGCTAATGACATGAATTACTCTGGTGCGTATATGTCACAGCCTATGTGGGATAGACGTATGGGTTATTCAGGAAACTCTTATAACGGAACTTATACTGTTAATACTGGTGATGGAAGATATTCTGGCACTAGAGGTATGAGTAGAGGTTATTCGAGAAATTCGGAACGAGATAATATGAGAATGCAACTTGATGACATGCTCAATAATGCTCGTGATGAAAGAGAAGCTGAAACCATAAGAAAAATTATGAATAAGCTTTGATAAGTTCTACTAAAAAGAGCTTAGGGATCAGGATTAGGTGATCTGAAAATGAGGTTCGACTCCTCACCTAAGCCTTACTAAAAAGATAGGGAGGAATATGTATGAAACCATTATATGTAAAAAAGAATGGAGTAGTTAGCAAAGTTTCTGGTATTGCTATGCCTGATACTTATCCTAGTGAAAAAGTTGCATATGATAATACTGATAGTGGATTACAAGCAACTGACGTTCAGGATGCTATAGATGAAATAGTAGATGGTTTGGGTACGGGTGCTAGCAAAGATATTCCTGCTTCAGGTGATGCTGGTAATAATGAACTTGTTTTAGGTAATGATAGTCGACTTAGTGACGCCAGAGAAGCAAGTGATGTTTATTCATGGGCTAAAGCCGAAACAAAACCTACTTATACAGCTTCTGAAGTTGGAGCTATTGCTACTACTGCTAAAGGAGCTGCTAATGGTGTTGCTGAGCTTGATGCTAATGGTTATGTTCTTTCTAGTCAGTTACCTTCATATGTAGATGACATTATTGAGGTTGCTGATTATGATCATTTACCTATTACTGGCGAAAGCGGTAAGATTTATGTAACTCTTGATACTAACTTGACGTATCGATGGAGCGGTAGTGGTTATACAGAAGTTTCTCCTTCATTAGCTTTAGGTGAAACATCATCTACAGCTTACCGAGGCGACAGAGGTAAAACAGCATATGATCATTCTCAGGATACTGGACGAATTACCGCAGCTGTAAGTTCTGGACTCTATAAATTCAGTGCCACAGCTCAAGGCCATATCTCTGGAACTAGTGCTGTTCAGAAGAGTGATATTACAGCTTTAGGTATTCCTGCTCAGGATACTATTATAAAGAATACAGCATATGGTACTTGTAGTACTGCAGGCGATGTAAAAGATAAAGTCGCTACTCTTTCTAATGCAACAAATTGGGTTCTTGAAGTTGGAACTATTGTTGGTATCAGATTTACTTATACAAATACATTTGCTATGTCATCCGGTAATAAAGTTACTTTAAATGTAAATAATACCGGAGCAAAAGTTATTCGTTATAGTGATGATACCTGGACAGGTAGTATGGATATAAAATGTCCTACAGCATATGGTGAAGCTGGTCAAACAATTTACTATATGTATGATGGAACATATTGGGTATGGGTAGGACATAGTAAAGATAATAATACTTTATACAATTTTGTAGGTCGTGAATTTAGATCATGTGATTGGAATGATGCTGGACTAGGTACAGGTTTCGGTGGCGATGCTAATCTTATGGTTGTTAATGGCGTATACTATTATAATTCTAATGGTCCGTCAACTAGTATCGGTGCGTCTGCAGATGATGGTTCTGTATTTGTTCATACTTGTGATGATGGTTATGTTGTACAGATTGCCCAAAACTATGAAACTGGCAATATATTTGTTCGTGCAATGAATAATAGTACTTGGGGAAATTGGAAGAAGCCCATTGCAAATATTGCAGGCAACAACGCCGTCCTTACCACCGACAAAACCCCGTTCCTCACCCGACAGACTTTAAATCCGACAGGCTTTTCTGGATATGTCCGTGAAAAGTTGGTTGGTGCGTCATATGCGTGGAATCAGTTATGCGAAAATGGTGATTTTAGTAATGACACACAAGGATGGACGTTTAACAGTATTAGCGGTTCGGTATCATCTAATATATGTACTTTGACATTAACCGCAACGGGAGATAATTATGCCGACAGGGTTTGTTATCAAGGAATAGCAGGTCATAAGTATCTTGTTGTTGCAAAAGTAAAGCCATCATCAAGTAATAAAGGTTCATTTGCGTTAAGAACATACTATAATGGCACAGGCAATTATGCCGACTACGTTTTTCAAAACAATAATACATGGCAATTTGGTATGATAATTATTGCCGAAACAACTGGAGGATTAAATAATCGAATAAGAATCCGTGATGGTAGTTATAATCAAGTTGCCCCTGTTATTGGTGATAATGCAAATGTTACTTGTTGTATGGTTATTGACCTTACCCTTGCCTTTGGTTCTACCATCGCAGACTACTTATATTCACTCACGAACAACGCTGCCATAACCAAACTCCGTGACATGGGATGCCCGATTGACAGTTATACGGCATATGGCAATTACCTTGTGTCAAGCAAGACAAGTGGGAAGAAGATAACGTTTAAAAACCTTGTTGACTATAAGGATTTTGTTATTGGTTCGATTAGTGGTACGGGTGAAGATAACAATACTTCAACAATAAGATTGCGTTCTCCGTTTATAAGGGTTGCCCCGAACACAACATATGCCTTTTCAACGGGCAATAGTTTATATGTGTATGAAATACATGAATATGTTGCCGAGGGTAATTGGATTAAATATACACCAATTAACGCAACGTCGGGAACGTTAACAGTTAGTGCAAATACAAATTTAGTTAAGGTTCTTGTAAGGAAACAGGATAATTCGCCAATCTATGTAAATGACAATCCTACGTTTCAAATGGAAAAAGGTTTACAGGCAACGGCATATACACCTTATGCCCCCGTCACCTATTCCCTTGGTAATGATGAATTGCGTGGCAAGTTTGATTTAGTCAACGGAGAAATCGTAGCAAGTGGTGATGTTAAGGAGAGTAATGGGGAGATTGATAGGAATTGGGGAATTGTGGATTTAGGTACGTTGACATGGTATTATCGAACAGAACAATCTGTAAGTGGATTGGGTGTATTTTCAACAACAATGCCGAATACATACAAAAAAGGTGGTTCAGTTGGATTTATATGCGGTGGCGGATATTGTGCAAATGGTCTTGTTGGTGCATTGGCTGATATGGCGAATAAACAAAACAAGGACATATGTTTGCTACAATCAAATGGCACAAATTATATGGCTTATGCAAGAAATACGGCGTATTCAGATGGAAATGCGTTTAAGGCATCATTAGATGGTGTCTATATGTATTTTGAGTTAGAAACTCCCACCACCGAGCAATCCACACCATTTGCAGACCCTATGAGCATGGTTGGTGCTACTACAGAGGAATACATAGACGATAGAGATATTCCTTGTCCTGTTGGTGCTGAAAGACAGTATATGGGGCAGAGTGAGGATGTGGTCGAAATTCCGTCAAGTCCGTTGAGTGATGGTGATTCTGTTTTGCATTGTCAGACAAGCGGTGGTAAGAGTCAGTTGTATTGGGAGGACATAACTTCTTTAATTAAATGGAAATTAGCATCGAGTGGCACGATAGCCGTACAAAAAGCAAAAACAGAAATAATGCTTGTTGGTAAGGGAGTTGTTAATTCTAATATTCCTGTTGGGTTATCATTAATAATTCCAAAAGCATCATTGGGTTCATCAGGACGATATTGGCAGATTGGAGATACATATAACAATACAACATCTTTTCATTTGCAAGCGATTGTCGCATCAAATGCTGTTGGTACATTTGCATTATATTATGGGGCAGATGAAATACCCAATGCAACATATGAATGGTATTACAGGTAACGGCGTTTGGGTGCAGAAATGTTATGTGTCGGGTTGCAAGGCTCATTACGTTTGGGAGTTGGAAGAATCATCATAATAACCAAACCCAATAAAATAATCATTAAAAACTCAAAAAAAAAATTTAGGAGCATACCTAAGCACTTGACTCCCATTGTACATTTAGTATTGCTCCAAAAATCAGATTAAATCGAGGGTCTACCTTAGTTCTCAAGTTCGAGCACTTTGATATGCCCTCGATTATTCCATTATATAAATAAATAAAATCGCGTTAATATGATAGTAACCAGCCGTAGCGTCTGACTATCAAAAGTACTCGGGCTCTACTTCTGTTTATTAGGTGTTGTCTTCAGTGGTGAGTAGTATTTCACGACTCCCTTCTTTTGTACTATTCACTACTGAAGAGAATATTTAATAGATATTTTAAGGAGGAATAAAAATGCTATATATCGACAAACAAGAGATAACGTTAACACGAGGAGATACTGCATACTTACGGTTTATTCCTCAGGTTTTTAACAAAGAGAAAAGAGAATGGGAAGATAGAATATTAACGGAAGGCGATAGGGTAATATTCCGTATCAGTACTTCTAATAATACTGTCTTTGAAAAAGAATGTTTCATAAATATTTCTGACAATACTGCTAAACTTACTTTAGATGAGGAAGATACTGCTAACTTAGACTTTAAGACATATTACTATGAAGTCGAGTTAGTTACAATACTGAATGAACACTTTACATTCATTGCTCATCAGAGGTTTACAGTAGGAAAGGAAGAGGAGAAACATGGCTAATTTTAAAGAAATACGAGGAATAGTCCAAAGTGAACTTACGCTACGTGGCGAAGTACAGAAGTCAGATGGCTCAATCTATGTAGCAGTAATCTCTAAGACTAAAGCTGAATGGGCCGAAGTTCCTCAAATGATGTCAGTAAACAGAGTTCTTTATGTTTATAGTGATTATAGACAAGAAGAAAATCCTGTTACTCATGAAATTATTAATATACCAAGAATCAAAATAGGCGATGGTGTTAGTTATGTTGCAGACTTACCCTTTGCTACAATGTCAATTACTGAAGAAGATATTGCTAGATGGAATGATGGCGGTATGAAAGTAAGAGTTGACGACGAAACAAATAGTTTAGTATTTTATGAATAATTAAAATAAATGGAGGATAAAATTATGGCAAACCCTATTATCTACACAGTCACAATGCCCAGTGGTAATGTTTATGATCTTGCAGACCAGTATGCTCGTGATCTAATTAAGGAATTGTTAAACTTCCATGAGTGGCTTGGAATCACTACAAGTGAAATTGATGATGGATCTACAACAAACCCTGTTATAATCAACGGCGAATCAGTTACTGCTGTTGCTGGCGATGTTGTTTCAAGAGATTCAGATCATAAGGATTTTGTTCTTTCAAGTACTGGCGTATGGCAGAACTTTGGCGAACTTACAGGACTTGGTGCTTTGGCATTTAAAGATAATGCTAGTGGAAGTTATACTCCTGCTGGTTCAATCAGTGGATCATTCAGTGGTTCAGAGCTTACTTCAACAGGTACTTTTACTCCTGAAGGTAGTGTTAGTGGATCATTCAGTGGTTCAGAGCTTACTTCAACAGGTACTTTTACTCCTGAAGGTAGTGTTAGTGGATCATTTAGTGGTTCGGAACTTACCTCTACAGGTACCTTTACCCCTGCTGGTTCGGTTAGTGCAAGCTTTACAGGATCTTCTACAACTTCTACCGGTACATTTACGCCTCAGGGTTCAGTAAGTAGTACAGGTGGAACAAAGACAATTAAGCAGTTTAAATCACAGGGAACATTAGCAAGTTGTACAATGCCTACATTTACAGTAAGCAATGGCAACTTAACTATTACTGATGGAAGTTACACAGATGGTACTCTTCCTACTGGTGAAGATGTTAGTGTAGGTGATGGTTCTGTATCAAGTTCTTTCACTGGAACTGAAGGAAGTGTAAGTGTTGCTGGTACTCCTAGTGGTAGTATTGAAGCATCATTTACAGGAACCGAAGGAAACCTTAGTGTTGCTGGTACTCCTGCTGGTACTGTTAGTGCAAGCTTTACTGGTACTGAAGGTAATGTCAGTGTTGCTGGTACTCCTAGTGGTACTGTTAGTGCAAGCTTTACAGGAACAGAGGGTAATGTCAGTGTTGCTGGTACTCCTGCTGGTTCTGTTAGTGCTACATTCTCAGGTACTGCAGCTACAATTACAGTTTCGTAAAAAAAGTTCATAAAATCCACTCTGTAAGACAGACTGGACTAATTTGATTTAAAATTTAAATCAACAAATCAAAATGGGTATAAATGGAGGTTATTATTATGCCAAATGATGTTATTAATACGATTACAATAGGCAATACGACTTATGATATCGGAGGCAGTGGTCATATAATAGAGCAACCTGATGGTACTGATATGACCCAAAGATCTAACCTCCAGTTTGTTGACGCTACAGTTACTGATGATTCAACTAATGATAGAACTAAAGTCGAAACTGTTCATATGATTGATGACGAAGATGAATTAGATGATTTACCTGATGGTCTTTACATTGGTGATTATGACGATGACGGCAATAGTTTAGCATTAGAAGATCTAAGTAATGTAGCAATCAGCAATTTAACAAATGATCAGGTACTTAAGTATAACTCTACATTACAGAAGTGGGTAAATGCCGATGAAAGTGGTGGATCAGGTGTTACTGTTGATACTACAAATCATGCATTGATTATCGGTGGTAGTAGTGCTCCTGATGGTAACGATATATCATATTAAGAAAGCAAGGTGAATGATTATGCCAAATCCATATATAGATCATATTACAGATGGTAATACTACAATAGATATTTATGATTCTGCATTACGTAATACAATTGGACAAAATGGTGGCCTTGCTACTCTTGATAATAATGGAAGAATACCATCTTCGCAATTACCTAGTTATGTAGATGATGTACTCGAGTATGCAAGTACTTCAGCATTTCCTGCAACAGGTGAAACTGGAAAGATATATGTAGCATTAGATACTAACAAAACATATCGTTGGGGTGGTTCTGAATATGTTGAGATATCCGAATCATTAGCTTTAGGTGAAACTTCATCTACGGCTTACAGAGGTGATAGAGGAAAGACTGCTTACGACCATAGTCAGGTAACTTCTGGTAATCCTCATAATGTTACAGCATCGGAAGTTGGTCTTGGTAACGTTGACAATACATCTGATTCCACCAAAAAGACTAACTTTACGGGCAGTATCGCAAGCGGAAATACAGGTTTCGTAACAGGCGGTGATACTTATACGGCTTTAGGCAATAAAGCTGACAAGGTATCAAGTGCTACAAATGGTAATTTGGCGGGTCTAAATGCAAGTGGCAATCCCACGGATAGTGGCATATCGGGTGACATGACCACCACCTCCGCCACAGGCAATCCCATCTCAATCGCAGACCTCAAATCAGCACAGATAGCGTTAAATCCCGTTATAACCTTTGAGCCGATACAGGCAGGTTCGGGAACACCATCACCGAGCAATATAAGGGCAATTAGTGGGTATGATAAGGTTGAGGTTGAGAGTTGTGGGAAGAATCTTGTTGACGGTAAATTATCGGGTTATGCTATCAATGCAAACGGAACTTTCGCAAGTGAAACAGGATATGATGTGGTATATGCTCCTGTTGTAA